GAGAATATTTGCCAGTACCTTTTACAGAAATAATAGATATATTTTTATTGCTATGTAGCCATTCAATTGTATCTATTGCGCCAAGTTCTGTTATACCATAAGCTTCTTTTTCAGTAATCCATTTTTTACCTGATGGATAGTTTATTGAATATCTAACAATAAACACTTGCATTTTCTGTAAGCTCATGACCCTATCTGTCTTACATCGGCCGGAATGAATCCACTGCCGTTTCCGTGAACAACTTTCATCATGTCAACCTCAACCTTTGCTGAGTTGATTATCACCTGGGCGATGTCTGCGATTGCTTTCGCCTTGTCGAGTTGCATGTCATCTTCTTTGAGCATCTCGATGATTTCGAATAAGTGATCTCTTAGATCTTCGATTTTATTGCGTGCCATAATTTGTTCAGTGTTTTGATTGTTTGTTGAATTGGTTGAGGGTATTTTGTTATTCTGTTGCGCTCCATGTTTTCCACCTTGGTGATTGCTTCCAAGTTTTCGATGGCGAAGTTGCTGATGTTCTTGTCGATAAATGTCACTATCATGTGCGGCTCAAGCTTACCATGATGCTGCTCGTAGATGTGCCGATGCTTGAGCACCCACTTGCGAGGATCAGCAATCTTGATGTAGGTATATCCATCTTCATCGATGCGCTCAGATGCAACGCTCTTGTGGTTATGCGGCACATGGCCCTTCTTAAACTGCGTTTCTTTGCCTCCGATGTCAATGCCTTTCATGCCCTTGTTCCAAGGCGTGTGCCCTTGGCTGAATTGCGACTCTACTCGGGAGTGCTTGAGCCTTCCACTTGCTTCTGTTGCAAGATATTCTGGACTCTTATGCAGTTGCAGTGCGAAGGCTTTGGCGTAGCACTGGGAGATTGATTTCCCAGTTATGAATGCCACCTCTTTAGTCGACCGATGCGGATAGTATTCAATCAGCAACTCGGTCTCTTGCAGTGTCCAGTTACAGCGAGTCATAATACTCGCGCCCTCCTTCTTCGCCTCCTTGTGATGATGGCTTTGGCAGCCGCTTGAACATTGCTTGCTGACCGTCATGATATCCGTTTGAGTAAGCTTGGATGATTGCTTCTTTTACCTTGCCCGTTAAGCTGTGGTCATCGCATTCGCGTGGATCAATAATGGCATCCAGGTAGCGGTTGAAATTGGCGAACTCTGCGCCTATGTTGTCAAGTGGATTCATCGGATTGCTTGTGTTTTATGTTCAACTATTTCGATTCCTCTAATCTCTGCCATGTTGGTGATCTCCATCGCTTTTGGAAGCTTGCGGAGTAACTCTGCCACATCAAACATCTCTGCTTGCATAAGTGTCCAGAGCACTGTTGCCCAATCTACCTCGCCAACTATCTCCGCTTTTTTGGTGATGCGAATGTTCTTGGTGTGGTCAAGCTCGAGCGTTGTTGAGGTTGTTGCATCAGTGAAGTTGGCAAAGATGCCTGAGACATCGCTCGTTACTGCTGACTTAAGGGCATCGGCTGCATCCTGTGCAATCTTCGCATCTGCCACGGCTTTCTTTACGGCGAGCTCGTTGGAGTAGTCTATCATCATTGCCTTGCGCTGCTCGATGTATTCTTTCAGCGGAGCAGTGGCATCGCGCTCGACATCCATCACCGACTTCTTGTAGGCATCGAGTGGAAGTGTTACGAGTTTGCGATTGGTCTCAATGTGCTTGATGGCATCATTTGCCGCTTTGATGGAAGCTGCGCTCATGTCATAGGTGAGCTTGTCTTCGATGGCTTGTGGAGCTGCTTGTATCATGCTCTGAGCATGTAGCACCTCTGTCGAGTTTAATGCCTTGTAGAACTCGGATATGTTCTCTATATTAGCTGCGTTCATAGTGTATTGATTAAGTGTATGTTTTTAATGAAGGGCGGCCTAACACCGCCCTTTGTTATTTTAGAACGGGAAGCCGTCATCTTCTGCTTCTTGCTCAGCGACCATTGCAGCCGCTCGCTCCACTGGCAATGGCTTCGATACTCGCGCAATCCACTCGTCAGACATCTTGATTTTATCTTGAATGAACTCGGGAAGCTGAGCAAAGATTGCATCATCGTGCTCCTCGGTGTTGTAGCATAGCGGAGTGTTAAACGATGGAGGGCAAACCAATCCTTTTGGCACTGGAGAGATTCCAATGATGTTAGCATAGGTCATGTCACCCTTAGTTACGTGAGTCAAGTTCACCATGCAAGGCTTTCCAAGTAGCGTGAAGATGTCGAAGTTGCCTGCGATTTCGTTGCTCATTTTTTTACCTGCCCATGATTCGATGTCTCTTCTGAGAACCGCCTTTTCGTTCATGGTAAGGTTGTAGATGCTGCGAGCATAGAACGGCTTTTCGTCGCCGCCTTCCTCGAAGACATGTGTTTCAGTCGGCAACTCGAAGATGAATTGCACTTTGCGCTTTTTGCCTGGAAACTGACCAGTTTGCATCGTTGTTCCAAGGTCAACGATTTGGTAACATCTTGCCAAGAATGCTCCTTCCGGTGCGATTTGGCGGGAGGTGTTATTCCCTGAGGGTGCTTTTAAAGCCATAGTGTAAATTAGAATTGTGTTATTAATTGATTGAATGATACTTGAGTGTTATGCAATGTCTTCTGGTACATTTTGAAGAACTCGCCAACTGTTGATGGATGATAAGTGCGAACTGATTCATCAAGACCTTGAGTCATCTCCTTGGAGTATTGGCGAACAAGAATCAATGATGATTTGTCGCAACGTTGGAAGAGACCTTGATGGCAACCGTCTTGCACAATTGTTAGCATGATGCCAGATAGATGGTCGTAGTTAAAATACTGCGTGCTGTCGTGTGATTTGAAAAATGTGTTCATGATTTATGAGTGAATTAGTGAATGATTGATAGGCAAATGTAAAACTAATATTGATAGTTGCAATATTAATCAAAACTATTTACACGCAATTATCCTAACTCGCACAAAATCAACACGATTATTTTGCAGCTGCCGATATCCCTATGCCAAGAAGCACCCCAACTCCTACCTTGAAGGCGGTTGTTTGATGCCACTTCTTCTCTTGCTTGATGTAGATGTTGCTCATGCCGGTTATGGCCACGTTAGGATTGTCTACTCTCAGGCGGACCACTGTGTCCTTCTTCTTAAGGAGTCGATTGACTAAGCCAGTGCGCATCGTATCGCCAACAGCATAGGTGAACTTGGCAGGAATCACGAGCGAATCAATCTGCAACCAACCGAGGCGGTTGATCATGCCGCCGATTGTATACCATTCGGTGGTCTTAAGGAATGGCTTTGGCAGTTGGATATATGGCTGCTTGTCAATCATCACCGTATCACCTAACTTGATCTGTGTTTTGATGATTGTCCTGGTCTCAATCTTAACCACCTCTGATGCGTTCTTGACTTTGACTTCGAGCTCCGCAATCTGTTGCGCCTGTTTTGCCGCATCAGAGTTGTTCTCTGCGATTATCTTCCGCTGCGAAGCAATCACTATGCTATCCTCATATATCGTGTGCTTAAGGCGGTAATCGGACTGCACCCCATCGCCGCAAGATTTAAGCAGCAAGAACAGGAGCACAATGATTGTGGCAATGCTGATGATCTTATATGCTGACTCCATCTTGAATGAGCTTAATAAGTTGTTGCGATGATTCCCAAAATAGTCTTTTATCATTGAGTTCAGTTTTAAGGATTTGAAGTGCAACACATACCGGCATGCCTCTCTCAATCACATACCAAGCGGCAACCTTAACCAGTCTCTTATCCGCTTCCTGCTCTGTCATAACTCGCGAGCTGCTTTCTTGATTAGCACCTTTATGGCATCATCGAGCTTGTTTACCGATGTATGAATCATCTTAAGTAGATCTCGCTTCTCTGTGTTGTTTGCAACAGGATGATCAAGCATCAATTGCACAAGCCCTGCGATGTTGGTAAGTGGTTGCCGTATCTCATGGCTAAGCATAAAGCGAAACTCTTCAAGCAGCAACTTCTGCCTCTCATAGTCATGCGAGTTAATGGAGGTAACATCGACTAATTGAATTCCAACAAAGTGCAAGGTGTCTTCAATTGCGAAGCAGTTCCAGATGTTGTATCTGTCGATGGTATTTTTTAGGCGAGTGCGAGCATATACACGTGATGGCTCAGGCGCATGCTTGCGAGCCAACTGAATTGCTTTGATGAAATCTTCTTTGTCACCTTCGATGCTTATGATATCCGAAATCTTGCTTGGCTTAATGTGGCTTGAGTAGTTTTTAAACAGCTCGTTACTTGACACAATTAGGCCGCTTTCATCAGTGACCACATAGAATAGGTCGATGGAGCTTTCTAAGATGAAGAGCGAAGACATGCAGAGAGTTCGCTGTAAAGGTTATTCCAAGCAGACATAGAGCTCCATGCCCATTGCGCTGTGAGGTAAATTGTAAAAGTTAGCAGCATGCCCATGATAGGAGCATCCATTGTTGGCTTGTACTCGGTGAACTCAGTGCGCGGCTTGATGATGATCTTAGCCTCTGGCTTTGGAGCGAGCAAGAATGCAGATGTGCTCGGTGTGATTGTGTCGCTTGCGTAGGTTTGCTGCATAAATATCGGCTCTGGCATTGGCTCAATTGTTGGCAGCTCGTAAGTTTGCCCCCATTGGTTAGTGCAATAGTTCCTGCCAAAGATAGTGAATTTCTCCATTGACTGATAAATCACTTGCGGCTTAACCTCGATGCGATGATGATGCGTATGCACTTTGCAGCCAATACCCACCACGCAACCTTCATCGAGGGTAGTGATCACTTGTACTGAGTCGATGCCGTCATCCATTGCTGTTGCTTTTAGGTATGTATCCTGCGGCTACCATTGCGGCCACAATTGCTGCCAGTGTTTCTGTTGTAATCTGCTTGAAGATAAGCGCGAAGACCGAGCTGAGAATCACTAAGCTGCCAATGGTCGGCCTCCAATACTTGAGTATGATGTCAAGCACTTGCCTTGGCTTACTTACTTGCTTCCTTGTCGCCATATCCCCACATGTGATTAAAAACGTATGATGATTTTAACTTCTCAATGAACTGCTCCAGTGTTAGGTCCATCTCATCCAACATGACAAATGGCTCCGTCTTATGCCGAAGCAAATAGTTATTATACAACTGCTGCAAAATAAAGTTGCGCTTCTTTTTTCCTTCTTCTTACAAGTCCGGTCGAAACCTCGCCGCCTGCTCTGTTCCACTTAAGGAATTCAGCTGCAATCTTAGGGTCGTTTGGGTTTGCTTTTACAAACCTCAACAGCTGCGACTTAGCGAGGTTGCCTGCGCCCAGATTGTAGCAGAAACTTACAAGCGCATCGAACTGATTAGCGTTGACTTGAGTGCCGTTAAGCAATCCGGTTACGCTGCCCTCGAACTCCTTAACATGATCCTTTAGCAGCTGCACCGCTTGCTCCTTTGTTATGGTCTGCCCGAGCTTCACCTTGCTGCCGTCATGGTAGTAGGTTGCGCCGTAGCCAATGGTCGGAACTCCTGCGCTGCATAGGTAGGATGTCAAGCGCAAGCCTTCAAACTCCTGTATTAGTCGGATGCCGTTATCAGTTAACTTCATATTGGAAAATAGCGTGGCAACTTGCTAACGTAACAAGTGATGTATCTTCTGACTGCATTACAATTCTTCCTAATGTTGTACTTGCTCTTACTGCACCATTAAATTG